CTTTGTATCCAACTTTACCAAATATCTCTCTAATGACTTCTCCGACGTTCATTCCGTATCGTTCTACCAAACCACTTTCCAGTACATCCGCCAGTGCTTTTATAGCTGTTAAAAACTGATTAACCTGTTCAAACGGGTTAGTAGCTCCCATCCCTACGTTAATCGATAAAGTCAACTCTTGTTCAAGAAGGTCGTCCGTTACGGTGTCTAAACCAAGCTTTTGGAATGATTTAGACTTCTCTGCCGCTAACGCCAGGATGACAGTATCTGTTTCGTATTTCTGCTCTAACCAAATCATCTGTCTTAACACAGGCTCGATCCATGTTTCGACAAATGTCCTTAGCTGATACCCTGATACCTGATTAGCATTGACGTTTAGAAGCTCAAGCCCTCCGACAGTCTCATTAAGTTTACGATTAGATTGCACACTCCCGCCGGAGAACGTCCCTACTACATCGTCAAAGTCAAGATTAAGTCTATCTTGCTCCTGATAGGAACTACTTGTAACATCGTTGGTCTCGACAATGCGCGTGTCTTCTCCGTCTCCGGGCCTGTCCATGAAGGTTACAGACCCAGGAATATTCCTAGTCAGACTCCTTGTGTCTACATTAGCTCCACGTCGTACAAAGTAACGTTTGTTCAGAACGAACTTGACATTATCAAAACGTTGGTTCTGTAATTCATTGGCAGCAGCTTGAGAGTCTTTGGCAAGTCTGGCGATACCACCAGGATAAACTTTGTGGGCTTCTAATACTGACACCCCCATGACATAAGGTCTGCGTCCATGCCAGTAATATTCTGAAAGAAGCTTTGGGTCACTCAGAAGTACATCAGTGCTTAACGTGTAGTACATCCAATCTTCACCGTCTACTTCGATGATGTTACGATGTACCCAAGCTATCGAGAAATCATTGATAGCGCTTGAAGCTTGTTGTGGGTCTTGACGCCTTGGTCCTTCGCGGGTCAATCTGGTACTGTCTGAATACCCACTGACCGCTGCCCTGATCTGAGATTCAGATACCGGTTTCCATTTTGCTTCACGAGTTTTTGGATCGGGGTTTTTGGTACGCGCTTTAACATCCTTTACGTACATCGGGATCATGTCGATAATGTACGGACTGGTTTCTACAGGGTCGTACCACTTAGCCCCTGGGTCTATCCGTATATTTTCTACTGGGCGCAATTCAATACAAGGACGGTCTTTCTTCTTCTTCTCGTTGAACTCCCAGTATTGATGGCTGCACACCACCCCAATCGCTTGTGCTTCCTGATATGCTCCGATAGCAACTAGGAACCATGGAATGCTTTTGGTAAGTCGGTACTGAAGCAACTCCTTCATGATTTCAGCAGATGCCATGCTGATGTCATTCTTCTGGTCTTGAGGAGACACAGACACAACATCAGCAGTAGAGAACAAAGCTTCTGCTGCTATTGCTTCATTCTTTCTTATGGCCGCCCTGGTCTTGGGACGGAACAGCCTTGACCTTGACTTATAGGAGTCTGAGTAATACTTAGATCCTAGAGGGTGTTGAGAATTGAACTGGCGGATATCAGATTCGATTTGCGAACGAATGGACGAATCGAAGTAGGTAGTGCTGGTAGAGTACGCTTCCTGAGCTAACTTCAACCAGTCATGCGTTGTTTGAGTTTCGTTATTTTCTGTGTTTTCGTTTTCGTTATTTTCGGTTTTCTCTATGGTTGAGTCTTCGCCCGGAGGCGTGTCCTTAACTGGCATGCTCTATGTATCCCGCAAAGTTGCGTGGCAAGTCTGCTATTTCTTCCCCGTTTATTTTACCCCGGTGTACCCTGTAGCGTTCCAAGATTTCCCCCCCTGCTCTTACTGTTTCTTGTTCCAGTGATCTAGGAGTAGACATATTACGCAACATCATTCTGAATCCCCATTTACCAGAGAGAGTCAAATTGCGCACATCAACTACCCCATTATGACTATCGCAGTGGACAGCCCAACGATACCCAGGATAATGTTTGCACAGAACTTCTCCGACAGCTTTAGATATTTCCTGATCCCACTGCTCACGCTGAAGATAATCAGGAACAATAACTCTCATGCTTTGAACTTCCTCTTGGTGTAACCTCTGGCTATGCTAGAGTTAGCAGCACGTATAGCTCTAGCTTCATCTCCAGTGCTCTCTAACACAGAGTTAGCTACTTCGGCCCATTGGCGTTGCTGCTTACGACCTTTGGCTTTCTTCGTATGACGACTAGCGTCAGATGTTCCCCAAGGCATAGTTATGCTCCGTAGTAGATAATTTGTAGGTCTTCAAGGCACTCCGGTAGTCCTTCTTTGCGCATCCAGTCTACTAGTAGTCTGCGCAACGCGGGGTCAATCAAGCGTCGGTTCAGGTTCTGTTTCAGTCTGAACAAGCTTAGCCTTCTCACGGTCACTTAACCATAGCCATTGCTTCTCGCTATATGACCCCTGAATGGCTTTAGGTAACTCTTGATAGGCAGTGTTCTGACCTAAGATGTGTTCAAGAATAGAATTCATACGTAAGGACCATCACCGTTAAAGAACTTTCTACCGTTACTCCATTCGTAAGCTACTAGATGCTTACGGTTATCAGATATCTGCTCTTCTTCGTCTGCGAATGCAGCGTCGAAAGCTTTAACCACACTTCTCCAGGTTCTGGTAGTGGTACGGACTTTAGCTATTGAGGGGGGGTCGTATGCCATGTGTGCCAACCGTTAGATCATTGCTCACAATATTCATGGATGAGTGGGCTTCAACGCACAGCTTATTTAGTGCGCTTTTAGCAACAGCTATCAACTTATCCAGATGTTCCAGCATGTTGGTTTCAATCTCATCTGTCAATACCGACATACGGTAGGCTGGATCACAGTTACGCGCAAGCTGAGCCGCACGGTCTACCTTCATCTGTTTTATTAATTCACTAGTTGTAAGCTTCATTGACTTTAGTTAGTTCACCCTATATAAGCTTAGTTAACTTTAGTTAGTTCACTCTAAGCCACATCGCTATAAACTTCAGGTTCGGTTAATCTCTGGTCTACTATCACAGGAGGTACTGGGTCCATGTCGTACAACCTGGACATAGCGTCTAGCATGTTGTCTCTCTGGTTAGTACCCCCGCAGTATACCAGATATTCATCCAGGAACTTCTTGTTGAGGCTGTAAATGTTCCCTTCGTGGTCTCTTTGCTTGACCGTGGTTAAGATCCTGAACTCCTCTCCTGCGTCTCTCATCCTCTTCTGGTTGCGTGTCTCTGTCTCAGAGTCAGCTATCAGATAGAACTTACCAGACTTAAAGTCCGGCTGGAGTCTTTGAATTCTGTCTTGCTTGGCTTTGGTGTCGTCTCTAGGCCATGCTACTTCATCAATCGTGAATGACAGGTTCTCAGCCTTCTGTCTCTCCTCGAAGTACTCCATGTCGGCCTGCATGCCGTATCTCTCATATCCTACCCGTAGAGATTGAACGCCGGGAGCACGTGACCATACCGTCCAGAAACCCCGTAGGGCTTCCCACCGCTCTCTCAGGCCCATTTTATGACACGCCCCGTCTAGTAGGTAGCGGTTAGACTGTCCATCGACTCCTATGACCGCTACAGCGGTGTCATCCGTCCCCTTATTCTTGGAATGGGCTGGGTCGCATAGGATGTAGATATTGAGCGTTGCCGGGCGGATGTCCGTAAACCGTAACCAGCTTTGGTCAAACATCGCCTGACCTCCAGCTGCCGGGTTCTGCAAATGCTGCGCTGCGATGATCGAATCCGGCTGGGTCTCTCTGATCTTGTCCCAGTGTTCCACGGGGAACAATACAGGCTTCCCGTCTATCCTGCCGTTATCCGTGCTTGGGTAGATCCTGGGTTTAAGTATCCCCTTGGATAGCATATATTGGTAGGTGTCGATGAACGAGTACCTAGTCCCTATCGTCCATCTCCGGCCTCCTACCATACCCAGGTTGTCAGATAACGCCCATGCGTGGGTCGTTTTCTCTACTTGTTCGGGAGTGGATACCGACTCTAAGGTTACCACGTCGTCGTAGACTCTGAGCTTAAAATGTTTCGCGGTCGGCATTCCATCGACTAACCCGTGTCCTTCGATTGTGGCTTCCTTCGGGTTCCCAAAACGTTTGACCACTAAACCACCGTCCAACGACCACCACGGGGCGTCTTTAGACGGGTTAGCCCATAGGATTGTGGGATATATCCCATGGAGTTCTTTGTTCGATTCAAACTCCTGCTTGATCTGAGATACGAACCCGCGGGCTATAGACTTGGTGTGAGAGAAGATTCCGACAGTGATCTCAGGGTCGTTAAGTATCTCCTGGATCACTCCAGCAAACGTGATGATTGAGGACTTGTAGTGGTATCTCCCCCACAGGTCCAGCATGTCGTCGGGTTCTCGTTCAACCTCCCGACACCTATCGTACAGCCACGGGTGCCAAGCATCAGCACGGTGCAACAACACGGTCAACAAGAAATAACGGTCTATCCGTCCTAGAGAAGCTGGACCGACTACTTTGATAGCTTCCTTCCACGCCTCACGGAGATTGATAAATGGGCAGTTCCACAATCTTTCACGTAGAGGGAGAAGTCTGGCATCGATCAAGTGCGTTCATTTCCTGCTTACGACCAACATCATGTCTAAAGCCATACCCTCAATCTGCTTTAGCCTGTTAATTACCTGCTTAGCGTCCTCTACGGCTTTCTCCAGGCCATGCCGGGCTACGTAATGCCCACCATCACCGTGAATCACAGCCAACAGGTTAAGGAGATCGGAGTCTGACATCTATC